GTTGATTGAATGATGATTGATTGAATGATGGTTGAAATTGAAGTCCTTCTCCGAATATTCTTTGCCCATTTTCATTGGATGATGGTTGATTGGATGATTGTTTATTGTTTGTATTGAATAGAAGGGAATTTTCGAAAAGATCTATTTTATCGTAACTTTCAACTATCTCAAAATTCTCTTTAATAATATGAACCAAGTATTTGTACAATTCTCTTATGAATTCTCCAGTTATTAGTTGACTCAGTATAGAATATATATGCTGGGGTTTTGTAGTGTTGTATTGAACAATTGATTGATTATGATGTCTACATTTTCTATAAACTGTACCTTTGTTTATATCTACCATAAGTTCATTGTATCTAGCACTGATAGTTTTGTTGAAAAACTCTTTTCCCTTACACCAATTTAAAAAGTTTTTTTTGCTATTGGTATATTGCAACATATTTAAACTCTTATTTGTTATCATTCTTTCTACAAATTTATTTTGGAACAATAGAAATTTTATGTTAACATATTTATTCAATAACTCTAATATAGTTGAATTTGAATTAAGTCCCCTTTCCATTTCCTTTGGACTTAAAAAATTATATCTTAAGTGTTGAAATGCCTCATTTCCATTACCACAAGTGAATCCTAACTCTTCGAGAAAATACAATGTTATAAAGTATGGATTATTAAACTCAACTTCATCTAAACATTCTCTTACAATTGGATGTGGAACATCAGTAAAATATTTATTAATAAAGTAGTAATATATACTTAATCCACTTAATTGATTGACTGTAATCTTTTGAATATGATATACTGGACCATAAATACTTATAATACCTTGTCGTACACGACGAGATGGGAGGTCAGGCTCAGTAAATTCGAATCTTTTATTTTTTAATCTCTCATAACTGTTATAAAGGGGAACAGTATAGTGCCAAGATATCATATTACCCTTGTATGTTGGTGATTTATTGAATAAAAATTGTTTATTAAACATAGTACTTTCATCTGGCATGTGATGGATATTAGATTTTCTGAAAGTCATACTTGAATGTGATATGTAAACAACGGTTGCTTCAACTGTTCCATTTGGGTTATTAAATAGTCCGTTTGGGTTTCTCAAGAAGAAGAAGATATAGTAATCATAATTTCCTGAATGAATTGGTCCAAACACGAGATATTTTTCATCTGTTGTAATCGAAAAATAATCATCATCAATATTTGCATCTTGTCTTTGAATATACTTTTTGTACATTGTTCTTATAGAAGTTTTTATGATATTTGCATTCGTGTTTGAATTATTACTCCATTCTGTAACACTTTTATATGGATAGAATAATATACTATACCACAAAGAGAAAGTTGTTGGATGTGCGAACACCTGACTAAGAATATCTCTCCACATTTTTATATACGCTTGAAACAACTTGTCCCACTTCTGAGTTTGAGTTACATAATGTTTTGTATTAATTTCTTCAAATTTATTTTTATATATTTTTAATGTCACAGTTAAATTTTTCCATTTTTGTTTATTGATTTCAACCTCAATTGCTCCTCTGTTTGTTGACGCATTATTACGTCGTTTTTTATTATTTGGCTCATTGTTCTTTTTGCTTTTAGAGATTTTACGTTTTGATGGTTTTACACCACCTTTAAGAAATTTCCATTTCCATGTTCCATCCTTCTGTTTAACATAACCTGCTACTGTTCCATTACTTAATATCCGTTTTCCCTTTATATTCATATATATTAATTAATATTTTATTTTAATTAATATTTTATTTAATCCACTAAATTTCTATATATTAAGACAGAATGGATTTTTTTAGTCTATTGTATACACTTTAAAACATGCATTATATGCCATTGCACAATTTTTCTCTTGAAGCATTGTGGTTAGTAATGGTACATTAACATATGTTGGTATGCTAATAGATATACACATTTACAAAAAATCTTTATTTAATTGGTCATTTTTATCTTTTGCTACACCATATAATCTATTAAGTTCTTCATTAATAATCATGAATATGTGTTTATGTTCTTTATTTTTTCAAGTCGGAGATAAATATCTTCAATTATATATAATGAGATATGAGAAAAGCTCAGGTGGATACTATTATAAGGTTAGTAGTAAAGGGATTAGAACAAGAATAAGTAAGAGGGATTATTTGTTGAAGGTTGGTGGAGATCATATTCGTAAAAAAAGGTTAAATAATAAAAACGAAACGCTAAAAGATTTAAATAAAAAAACTCCTCAATATAAATTACAAGAAAGAGCAATAAATGCAGCACAAGAACATTTCGGAATTGCTACTAAAAGTGATAAAATATATTATTATAAAGAAGGATTAAAAAAGTATGGATTGATACCATTAAATAAAAGTTTGACACAGTTTGTTATTATCAGTAGTGGCAATAGATTTGCGTTTGTATCAACTTATTTCCCAAACGCGGTGCATAAGCAACCGTTAAATTCTTCGAAAAATAAACCAATATTTAGTATACATGTTTTGGAAGGACAAAATAAACCAAATAAAAATGGAATGTATACTGTCACAGAAAAAATTAATAATATACGTAAAATTAAAATTACCGACAATGTTTTTTCAAGTGATGGTGTTTCGCTAAAGTATGGAAAATTATTTATGGATAAATCAAATAAACATTATAAAAATATATTTCCAAAATTTGAGATAACTGAGAATGGATATACAAATAGCGGTTACATATACTTTATGTTAAAAAATAAAGAAAAAGGAAATGTCGATTTTAATAAAGTCGCAAATTATATGATAAAATATAAAATCTACGAGGTTTATGTACTTGGATATGATTTCGGTTTACAATTATATAACTGCATGAAGAATAAATACAAAGATAATTTTGAAAATATTTTTATGACAGCTAAATAAAACTTCTCTTATATTCCTTAACCGATTTTTCAACATCATCAGATTCATAAATACCTCTACCAACAATTAGCAAATCAGCTCCATTAGCTTTTGCAACAAGTGGTGTAACGTATTTCTGATTCTTATCATCTGTCTTTGTCGTCAAACTAACTCCTGGTGTTGCTTGAAGACTACCAGTATTGTTCTGTCCAATCGTTCCGACAATAATACCATTAGATGTACCAGTACAATACTTATCATAAAGTTCCTTGTAAGGTAACTTCTTACCACGATCTATTGACAATTCCGCAATGATGAACACTCCTATATTGTGTTTCTTGAAGAGTTCTATTCCTGCTTCGCCAATATATGGATATACTGTTACGTAATCACACCATTCCGTATAGTTGTATGGACCATTCAACTGTTTCTCCAAAGTGCTACCAATATCTACAAACTTTCTGTCCTCCATAATAAAGAAGTTGTACCTTATACTTACCTCTTTCAATCTTCGTATTCCTTCCAAACTGAAATCTTCAATAATATCACTGTGTATTTTCAACATACAAATATGTTTACCACAAAGTTCAGCATATAAAATGATATCATCCATTCGTGTCAAATCACAACTGAAAACAATATTTGTATGTTTCTTCTCAATCAATTTCACCAAACTTGTGTACCTGTTTTGCGAATCTTGAAGATCCTTCATATTGTACAGATAGTTGTATGAGATGTCTCCAAACGGATTGATATGAGGTGTTGGTGATCTATTGAAAACACTAACAACATGAACAACTTTCAATCCATGACTTTCAACTATCTTAATTGCATCTTTCACACTTGATCCAGTTGTTACAACATCTTCGACCAATAAAACTTTATCGCCTTTTTTGAATCTCCCCTCAATCTGCCTCTTTGTTCCGAACTCTTTCCGAGTTGGACGAATGAGCAAGAGAGAAGCTTCGAGATCTAAGGCTAATCCACAAGCCAGAGGTATCGCCCCGAAGGGTACACCTGCTATATGGAAATCTTTCGCGTAATTTGTTCCATAATTCAAGATAACTTTGAGTTTGTGTACGATAACTTTATAAAGTTTTGGAAAACTTGTTAGGTTTTTACAGTTGATATAGAAGTTTGATTTCTGACCACTGTTTAAAGTGAAATCACCATATTCAACAATTCCAGCATCACATATTTCTCTTAATAAGATATTCATACTTTTTAGAAAAAAGTATTGTCAAAAACTTTATATACTTTTTAGAAAAAAGTATTGTCAAAAAATTTATATGCCACTGTTTTGAATATTACGAGAAATTTTTATCTTCTAGAGCTTCCTCGACATCTCTTAACAAAAAATATGTACAAGTTCCATAAGTTGGTAGTTCACATACATAACTATTTAGCTCATCTAACTCTTCTTTCTTTAATTTATATATGCGTTTAGCATCTGTTAAACTTACAATTTTGTATTCAGGTTTTTCTCGACAGTCTAAACAAAATCTTTTTTTATAAACTGCACCATACTTTCCATGTAAAGTAGCTCTATTCTTACCACAAATATCACACATTGTCACCATAATATATTATGTGTAATCTTATATTTTAAGATATATTTTAACAATATGTTTTGATGATTTTTTTAAGATATTGTGTATAGTTTTTTGATAGCACTTTTTCTAAAAAGTGCATTTAAAGAAGTTGTTATTTATAATAAGTGAAAATATGTCAGACAAAAACAACATTACCAAGTTCTATTATCATTCAGAATTAACGCCTTTTACTCCTTCCAGGTTGAAGTATTTGAGGGAGCAGGTGAAGCGTTTAAAGGGGATTAAACAACCGGAGCAGAGAACAGAGGCGTGGTATGCTATGAGAGAGGAGAGGATCACAGCTTCTGATTTTGCAACTGCATTGGATCAAAGTCCATATCAGAGAGATTATACACTTTTGAGAAAGAAAGTTACAAAAGATAGAAAATTCAATACAAACAGTGCTATTTTATGGGGAGTTAAGTATGAGGATGCAGCTATTTTGGTTTATGAACATCGTAATAAGACTAAAGTTTCGGAGTATGGTTGTATCGAACATCCACATTATCCTTGGTTAGGTGCGAGTCCTGATGGAATTACTGATGATGGAATTATGGTTGAGATTAAGTGTCCATCATCACGTGAGATTACGGGTGTTATTCCGTCTTATTATTGGTGTCAAGTTCAGGGTCAGTTGGAGATATGTGAGTTGGATAGATGTGATTTCTTGGAGTGTAAGTTGGAGGAGTATAGTCGAGAAGAGTATTTAGCTGATAATTATGAGGGTGATTATTTCTATAGCAGTTTAGGTATGGAGAAAGGAACTGTCATTGAGTTCTTCAAGTTGGAAAGTAAGAGTAAGTTCTTTGTGTTTCCGCCATTGGGTTTGAGAGAAAAAGAGTTGGATGAGTGGGTAGCAAAAGAGAGAGTGAAGCAGGAAGCTGATCCAAATGTGATTTTTGGAGCTGTTAATTATTGGAGATTGTTACAGACTTCATGTATTCCCATTTATCGAAATCAAGAGTGGTTTAATCAAACTGCAATACAGAAATTTAAGGAGTTTTGGGATAAGGTACAGTATTTCCGTGGGCGACCATTACGAGAACTTGATGCATATATTGAGAAGGTAAAAGAGGAGAATAAGTTGCGGAGAATGGAGGAGAGGAATAAAGGTAAAGAAGATAATCATCACAAAGCTAAGAAGAAGGCAAAGCTGACAATTAAGAAGTCAAAATCGAAGATGATTGATATGAGAATGGATGATTATGAGGGAGTTACAGCAAGTTCAAGTGGAAATTTCATTATTATTGATGGTGAGAGGTATGATGTAGGAGAAAATGATATTTTTGGAAAGAAGGGAGGAGATAAGAAGATATCTGCGGGGAATGGAACAGATGGATTGGGTTTCAGTAGTAATGTGTTTACTATTGAACCAGAAACAGAGAGTTTCTCAAATAAGAGAAAGAAGAGAGTTCCAAAAAATAAATATGACGATGTAGAAACATTTTCAAGGAAGAAAACAACGAGTAGACCTGATCCAGATTTTGATTATGATGACATGGAGTTGATGGATAGTGGGAAAGTCAATTTTGATGAGATTGAGACTTTTGCCAGAGGTGGTAGTAAGAAGAGTAAACCACAACGTCCTGATCCAGATTTTGATTATGATGATATGGAGTTAATGGATAGTGGGAAAGTAAATTTTGATGAGATTGAAACTTTTACTAGGAAGAAATCAACAAGCAGATCACAGTGTTCTGAACCAGATTTTGATTATGATGATATGGAGTTAATGGATAGTGGAAAGATCAATTTTGATAAAATTGAGACTTTTGGTGGAGGCAGTACTCGTACAACACGTAGTACTAATAAGCTTAATGTTCCTGTTGAAGATCTTAATTATAACAATATGAAGTTGATGAATAGTGGGAAAGTAGATTTTGATAAGATAGAGACGTTTAAGCCGAAAAGGAGGGAGAGGAAGAAGCCTTTGCCGGTTAGGGGTGAGAATGTGTTTGTCAATAAGAGGAAGAGTCGTGTGAAACTTAGAAAGAGTAAGAATGGCAACGTATTCAGTGTTGTGAAAGAGGATATTGTTATAACAGATACAACAGTGAATATGTCATCAGAGTTGATTGACATAACGTTTGACGATAAAAAAAATGAAAGTTTTGAGATGACATTGATTTAATCCTTGTAGGGAGTATGGATTCCGATGTAATGTTGAATAAACGAACACGTAAGATTATCCCAGAGGACAAGATCCCAATGGAAAAGTCTACTACTATCAGATCAAGTGATAGTAGTAGAGATCCGCTTGGTTCAACGGTTGCTATTATGGATAGTATTGATAATAATGAGTCAGAGTTTCATGATAAGCGACGGAAGAATGAGATGAAGATCCAGAAAAAGATAAATTTTCTCGAACAACAGATTACCAAGCTTGATAAACAAAAGAGATATGCTCAAGAGAGCCTAAAGAACATGAAACGTCTTTTAGAAAAGTCTCAAGCGGGACACACAGTTGGACCGAGTTTTGTTTGTACAATTCAGTAAATTTTTTATTTATAAAAATACAAGGGTTGCTAACAGAGCTACCCCATATTTTATTGGTATTCTATATTCAACAAATAACCATACCAATGATTTGAGGATTTACACCTATAGAATTCGTTACGAATCCTAAACCCCAATCATCAGATGTTCATATCTACCCATAGACTATACAATATATTTCAGATAGATATTCTGATGTATAATATACTTGTCATGGGGTTTACGTTTAGAACATACCCACTCTCCCAGTGGGGTGGGGGTTATGCCCCCATAGCTCGTTTTACCGAGCCGATGGCTAAGAAATCTTGGCAACATTTGTGACCTTTCAAAGGATTGTATTTATGACTCAAAAGAGTTTTAAACACAACCAATCGCATCTGAAACCAAGTTCATTTTGCCCGTAATAAATAAACATATAACTAATTTACAAAGTTTAAGATAGCAGTAATCTATTACTGAGATATAAGTAAAAGTCTACTTAATTTATCCTACTTTATAAAATATCTCTATATTTTACATAAAATATTGATCAATTTTTTTTATATTAATTAATCATTAAAGTTAATTGATATATTGTTACAGAACACAATAATTATACTAACGCTCTACCAGATGAGCTATTCTTACAAATTGCAAAAAAATGGGATCGAACCATTGACCTTTAGTTTAAAATAACTTAGAGTTGCTGTATGTGTTCAAATAATATTGACTACGTTATTTTTAAGTATTTTTATAAATACATGATCTTTGCAGGTGTGTATTTCAACTCCTCGATCTTCATCAATATCTCTACGTTTCATCTTTTTGAAGATATTGCATATCTGGTAGTGATCACATGCACCAAGTTCCAAAGACAGATTCATACGACCATCACGAAAGAGAGCAGGATCTAGTTTATCTCTCTTGTTAGTCGTCATAATAACAACAGAATCTTCCATTTTCATACAACCTTGTAACAAATTCAAAAGATAAGAGAGATTCAGTTCATCGTCTTGATTGTCGAGTAAATCACATACTCCTTCTTCAATTTCATCTTCATGTTTCAGGACAATATCTTCCAATACAATAATACCGCCAGAAGTGACATTCTTGTTGACATGTTCGACTAGTTGTAGGTTGCGTAGGGTTCAAAAGGGCAACGAAGCTGTTGCCGGTGGCAATGCAATATCCCTTTAAAAAAATTGATTATTTTTTCATATATTCCTTCTTATTATTACCATTCAGTATGTCTGAAAAAACATATAATTTTAAGATTGTTTTGATTGGAGATGGTGGCGTTGGAAAGACATGTTTTGTAAAACGTTTTCTGAATGGTGCTTTTGAAAAGGCATACATTGCTACACAAGGTGCAACTGTTCACAAGATGACATTCTACACAAATGTTGGAACAATCGTTTTCAATGTTTGGGACACAGCTGGACAGGAGAAGTTCTCCGGTTTGGGAAGTGGTTATTACAACGGTGCTGATGGTGCTATTGTTATGTTCGATACAACATCGCGTGTAACCTATCAAAATGTACCAGATTGGTATATGAATTTCACACGAGTTTGTGGAAAGTACAAGCCCATGGTTGTTTGTGGCAATAAGGTTGATATGGGGGGACGAAAGGTTAGATCACGACAGGTGACATTTCCTTCAAAGAAAGGTATACCGTATTTTGACACATCAGTTAAGAGCAATTACAATCTCCCAGAGATTATGCTATCTCTTATTCGGAGACTGACTGGAAACAGTAACGTTGAATTTGTCGAGAAACCAAGCATGACACCACCTGAAGTCAAATTGACTGATGATGACATTCAGAGAATGAAGGATGAAATGGAAGCAATGCAAAATGCTATAATCGACAGTAGCAGTGATGATGACGATTTATAGGGAGAGTGCATCTCATATAAGACCCTACACGTTAACTAATTTAACTAGTTGAATAATTTTACTTTTGGGAGTTTGGCGAAGCCATTGCCAGAAGCAACCTTTATAGCCGTAGGCTATCGCTTTGCGAAAAGGTTTTATAATTAACTATTCACAATCTGACATTGATATTTTCGTTGTAATCAATACTATTCACATATTTTCCTGTATCTCTATCGAAAACACTATCTATTTCACCATCACATGTGAGTGATTGTCCTTTTCTACTAATTCCAATCACTCTTCTAGGTAAACAGAAAACAGTTGTGCCAAGATCGATTGTGTAATAATCGTGTCTTTGGCGTTTCCAAACACCTTTTGATGTCTACGATTTTTGTGAAGCCATGAAAAAGCTGTATGTGATTTCGGAATCTTCGCTTTTAGATTCACCCAACTAAAATCTGTGTGTGATTGTGACTTTTTCATCTCTGGACGTGGTACGTCAATGTATGTTTTCAAAGGTTCTTCCGTTTTCTTTGGCATACCACCCAAACTAATAATTATAATGAAAAATAAATAAAATCAATCTTTTGAATAAGCACTATACACTTACTACATTCCTCTTATTTTCTTCCCAAACTTTGAGAAGAATGGTAAAAATACACATTCCTGAATAGAATAAGAACATTGTGATATAATATCCAAATGTATCTAGATTACCAAATGTTGTTATGTTTACAAAGTTAACAAACAAGTCATGTGTAAACATAATGCAATTTAAGATAAAGAAGAAGTTCTGTAAGAAAAACAGAACACTGAGAACTCTACTAAAATAAAAAATTTTGTGAAATGTTGCATGCTGTTCTTTCCAATCAGCATACTCTTTCTCAACACTTTCGAGTTCTTTTACAAGATCTTTGTTATTGTCTTTGAGACAATTGTGATTGTCAGTCATTCGTTCTAACTCCTCATTTCGCTTCTCAATCTCTTCATTCTTGTAATTGATGTAGTAATAGAACTTTATCAATAGTTTGCGAAGAGATTCTTCGAATTCAGGAGAGTTCAATTCCATAATGTCCAAATTGTAATCATCTGGAAACCTCAAATCCAGGTTTTTCAACATAACGTTGAACTCTTTTGAATCTAATGCTTTGATGTATTTGATCGATTTGTTCCGAGGAACAGATGTTGCACCATAAATCAGATCCTCAATTTCCTTAACATTGCTAAGTTTCTTCTCATTTTTGATTTGTTCACGTGCATGAGTCATACCGAGTTCATACATTTGATTATTAGTCTCATTATTTTTTGATTCCATAGTTGTTTATAATATATCTTAACATAATCGATAAAAATTTTCAATTTTTTTGAACATTGTTATTTTATATGCTCATTCCGTAGTAGTTAAAACAAAGGAAGATGCAATCTCCCTGCCTTATAAAATATCGACTCTAAGCGTAGGGTCTTGTAGGGAGATGCAATCTCCCTGCCTTATAAAATATCGACTCTAAGCGTAGGGTCTTGTAGGGAGATGCAATCT